TGCCAAAAAAAAAGGACTAACAGTTGTTCCATCAAATTCTACCAATATATTATTAATATCCACACCCTGTTTATCAAGCTCGGCTCGATATAATGCTTGGTCGAATTTTCCTTTTTTGATTAGCTGGGTGATAACTTTAGACACTGTTGTCATTATATATATATATATATAATCATTTTTTTATTTGTGCTAAATAATATTTTTCCCAAATATTTATGCGCTACATGCAATACATTCTTCCGCCTTCTTTGGCTCAATCGTGAATTGTTGCGCCTTATGCTTGCCTCTGCGTCTCAAATAATACATTCCCGTTTTTAATCCTTTGGACCAGGCATAGAAATGCATCGACGTTAGCGAGTTATAATTCGGGTCTTCTTGCCACAAATTCAGACTTTGACTTTGGCACACAAATGCACCACGGTCAGCCGCCATATCAATCACATGGCGCATCGGAATCTCCCATACTGTACGATATTTCAACTTTAGTTCAGATGAAATGTTTTGAATATGCTGAATGCTACCATTGTTTTCAATGATATTATTCTTGAGTTCGGTATTCCACAAACCCATATCTATCAGTTCTTTCATCAAGTACTTGTTTGTTAAAACGAATTCTCCAGCCATTGTTCTGCGACTGTAAATATTACTGGTGAATGGTTCAAAACACTCGTTAAATCCGAGGATTTGTGACGTGGATGCAGTCGGCATGGGTGCTAACAACAATGAATTTCTTAATCCCGTGGTTGCAATCTTTGTTTTGAGTGCCGACCAATCCAAATGGTTGGATGGAGTTATGTTCCACAGATCGTATTGTAACTCCCCCTGAGATGCAGGTGACCCAGCATATGTTTCGTAAGGTCCGTCTGTTGATGCGAGGTCCGCCGACGCATGTAGTGCGCCATAATAAATGGTTTCGAAAATCCGTTTATTGACTTCTTTGGCCTCGTCGCTATAAAAGGCCATGTTCAACAACATGAAGACATCGGCCAATCCTTGCACGCCGATTCCAATGGGTCTATGTTTTAAGTTGGATACCCGGGTTTTCTCTGTGGGGTAGTAATTCACATCAATTACCTTGTTCAAATTGCGGGTGATGACGCCGGCCACTTCTTGTAATTTGTCGTAATTAAAAACGCCATTTTCCACAAATGTGGGAAGACCGATACTTGCGAGGTTGCAAACTGCGGTCTCGTCGGGAGTGCTTACCTCCATCACTTCGCTGCATAAATTCGAGCTCTTTATAATCCCCACATTTTTCTGGTTTGATTTCTTATTGGCGGAATCCTTGTAGCAAAGGTAGGGCGTACCAGTCTCCATTTGTGCATCCAGTACTTTGAACCATAGTTCTCTGGCTTTCACTGTGGTGCGTCCTTTACCCATTAACTCATATTTGGAATATAACGCCTCAAATTCCTCGCCATAGACGTCGGACAATCCGGGACATTCATCGGGACACATGAGTGTCCATAACCCATCACTTTTGACGCGGTTCATAAAGAGGTCAGGTATCCAGAGTGCGTAAAATAGGTCGCGCGCTTTTAACTCTTCGTCGCCGTGATTCTTTCGCATTTCCAGGAACTTTTCGATATCCGCGTGCCATGGCTCGATGTAAATGGCGAAAGACCCGTTTCTTTTTCCGCCTCCTTGATCCACATACTTAGCAGTGTTATTGAACACACGCAACATGGGCACAATACCATTGCTGGTACCATTGGTACCGCGGATATGGCTGTTTGTCGCACGAATATTATGGATATGCAGACCAATTCCACCCGCCCACTTACTGATGAGCGCACAATCCTTCAGCGTATTGTAAATTCCTTCAATGCTGTCTTTTTCCATCGCAATCAAAAAACAACTGCTGAGTTGGGGTCGCGGAGTTCCAGCATTGAACAAGGTCGGCGTAGCATGTGTAAAATACTTCTGCGACATTAGGTCATAGGTTTTGATTGCATCATCAATGTTTGAACCATGAATTCCGAGAGAAACACGCATCCACATATGTTGGGGTCTCTCCACAACCTTGTCGTTAATTCGCATCAAATAGGATTTTTCCAAAGTTTTGAATCCGAAATAATCAAACACATAGTCGCGTTTGAAATCTAATGCACTAGCAATTCTCTCTTTATTTGCCTCAACAACATCCAATAATTCTTTGGTTACCAAGGGCGATTGTTTGTTATGCTTATCCATATAATTATGGAGCTGGGACATTACTGTCGCAAAATCGGCCTCGGTGTTCTTGTGATGATTCGAAACCGTGATGTGGCTCGCCAACGTGGCATAATCGTAATGTATGGATGACATGGACGCACACTGGTCGGCAGTAAGTTCATCAATTTTAGTGGTAGAAATGTTGTCATACAATTGGTCAATGACCTTCATTGCAAGAGTGGTATAATTAATTTTAATACCGGCCTCTAAACCAATGCGCTTAATTCGGCGCAAAATCTTGTCAAAAGACACGATTTCGGTCTGACCGTCTCTCTTTGTCACATACATTTCGGAAGACATAATAATACAAATATATGGATTATTATTTCTAAATGGGTTTTTATCTTTATTTTGAAGACTTGTAAAAGAGATACGTGTAAAAAATATCCAATACAAACCCCATTGCAGAAAACGTAAGTAATACATATTCAATGGGTGATTTGTTCTCTATTCCATAAAAATATGAAATGAGTAGTCCAAAGAATGGTATTGCCAAAATGTCACCATAATGACTTAGATTTTGTGTATTCATTCTATTTATACTCTTTATAAAATATCCGCGTCAGGTGCAATAAATACATTATTTTCCACCTCTTCTCTCACCATCTGAGAAATTAAACACTTTTTCTCTGCAACGCGCTTCTTCGGTTTTCTGTGTTCGTATCCAGTGACCCTTTCTTTCTCCACGGTGTTCCATAGTTCCTGGATTTTGGGAAGCGCCATTTCGAACCACGGTTTATTGCGCTTTATCAATACGCACGAATATGCCTCGCAATACCAATAAATACGTTTGAATAAAACGTGGGTCTCTTTCAGCTCCCGTTTTTTGTCGTTGATCCATTCGCTAATTGCGGATTTATCAAGGTCCGCGTTCAACGGCATATACACATAATGGGGCTTTCCATCCGCAAAATCCGATTTGATGAAATAGAGAATCACACCATTGTACAAATACTTGTGCTTGTTCTTGTAAAACAGTTCTTCATCCACTTCGTCATACTCTTTGAACTGAGTCTCTACGAAATCGCACTCATTTAGGTCGCACACCTCCATCTGCACCTGCATCTGCACCCAATAATCCATCTTGGGGACACCGGTTATCTCTCTTGAAACCACATTCTTGATTTCCAACATTCGGCCATAAGCACTGGATTCTTCGCTTATAACAATCCCATCGGGGGATGCGCCAATGAATGGATATGCGGGGTGCTGGATACAGCCGAATTCGCCCACCTTGCATCGGTTTCGGTATTCGTACAACATTACGGTCAATGGTTCGTATTTGACACCCCAGTGCATGGGCGAATCCGTATTTGGCGACGACGTATCGTAGGAATCTATAACCATTGGTTTGCACTTTTCCAGAATCAAACTATTCTGGTTCGCTTCGGAACCAACCGCTTTCCAAATGTTGCTCGCGGTAATCAGATTATGGCGGAACTGATACCACTCGGGGGTTCGTTGAACAATTTGGTTGGAACATTGCAAATGTTCAATTTGAGCCTTTATAATCGATTTGTCTACTACTTGGTAAATATTAGGGCGCGGATTTTTATAAGCTCGGCGAGGAATTCCAATAATTGCAAAATAGTTCTTGATAAATATATGAACTCTTTTTCTGAACTTTTTGAATATTTTCTCGTAGGGTCGGTCTTCTTCTATGAAACCAATGCAAATTAAATCGTCCAAATAATCCTGGGTGATTTTGTCTACCATTGTCTTGTAAAACTCGGGCTGACATTGTTGGATGCCGTTTTCCGCCAGATATTTATCTACAGAATCGTGAATCTCTATTTCTAAATCAATGATATCTTCTTCGCTAAAATCAAACATTATTTTGTCTAAGTATATATATTAAATTGTATTTAACTAAATACAATTTATCTGATTTGGTGCATCTTTATTCATCTTCATTTACTGACTCAGTTTTCTTGGGAGTCAATGATTTTAATGTAGATGTCTTTTTCTCAAGATTGCGAATCGTGAATGCGCGGGTTGTCAGATTGAACGCGAGCCCGGCAATATTGCTGATAACACCAGTCTCCTTGTTATAATCCACGTCCTTTACTTTTGCCAACTTGTCTTTTGTTAGACAAGTGCTGAAAAACGTTTTCAGACCTTTTACCTCTTTCATTGGCAAGCCGTTTTCCTTCCCGTATTTTTCGGCATAGGCGTGCAACTTCTGGATTTTTAGTCGCTTGTCCAATTTGTTCCAGGGCTCGGAATTCATATTCTTCTTTTCGGTCTCCAACATTGCATCAATCTTGTTCATTGTGTTTGCGTTGGTTTCGTCAAATGTAAGGGGTGTCTGCGAATTCAAAATGTTCTTGTACTTGTACATTATCTTGGTGTCGTCATCTTTCTTTTCGACAGGTTCTTGTGTTGGTGTTTGGGTTTGCTGAAACATATTATAGTAGTCGTTCTTTTATATTATTATTGAATAATGTTTATATCGTTTTACAATGAGATAAAAATCCGGTAGCAAATAATATAATGGAAACCAAATCTCTCACAATTGATTTAAGAAAAAAAGAAGAGAAGAAGAAGGTCATTGTACCGAAGGTGAAATCGGTTCGCAAAGAAATAGACAAATGGCGATTCGACGATAAATTCTTGGAACTAGACAAACAGTGGGAATGCCTAACTGCAATTAAAAATGGAGATGAATTGCCTGATGATTTTAAAGAGGTATGCAGAGAAATGCGACGCCAGATTCAGAATAAGATTTCCAGTTATAAAATGCAGGATATCCAAAAACAAAAATACGACGATGATAAATTTGTGAATCTTACGTTTGTCGTTGGATTGTTGCATGAAAAAGGTTTGAAATGTTTTTACTGTAGAGAATCCGTATATCTTTTTTACAACTTTGTGAGAGAAAATAAACAATGGACTTTAGAACGAATTGACAATAGTGTAGGCCATAATGTGGATAATGTGGAGATTGCATGTTTGTTGTGCAATTTGCGACGCCGAACAATGTATCATGAGAGATACGTTTTCACAAAACAGATGAATATTGTGAAGTTGGATTCTGATAAATAACTACTTGTATAATATACAATAAATGGAAAAAAATAAAAATAAATCAATATCTAAAGAAAAATGCAAAGCAAAACTTGTGCCAAAACTTGTTGCCAAACAAATTGAATTTACACGAAAATTTACAGACAAATTGTTGAAAAAACATCTTGCTCAACTCGAAAAAGAGTACAATAAAGAACCAAATGCTGATTTAGAAAAACAAATCCAAAATATTAAGAAAAATATAAAGACATCAAAGAAGAATGACCCGAAGGCGAATGCAATGCTTACCGAAAATTTTACAAATGCGTATTGCAATCCAGGTTGCAAAGGGACTATTTTCCAAGAGGATGACTTTGATGTCGAGAAATATGTGAAAGATAATATTTGCAAAAAAAAAGGCAAGACCTGTAATAAAAATATGGTTAAATTTTTTAAGCAAACGCGCAAAAATATTACCAAAAATAAGAAACGTATTTTGGACGATGATGGTTTTTATTTCGGGTTTATAAATAAGAGCAAAAAGGCCCAACTCATCAAAGATGGTGCGGTCTCAGGCTGTGCTTTGATGAGTCTTGTGTAGAAGCCTATTTTATTTTTTTCATGCAACAAATTAGATTAAACAAACAAACTAAATAAAAACAAAATCTAAATTATCACAATGACAACCATTTTCCACGAAAATCATTATGTGGCGTCCAAACTTAACTATTTTATCCAAATCCGCAAAATCCCCAATATTGTTTTTCACGGTTCCTCCGGGTGTGGTAAGCGAACCATCGTGGATGATTTTATCAACCGCATCTACGGCGGAGACCGCAACCGTATCAAAAATAACGTCATGTTCGTAAATTGCGCCCATGGTAAGGGCATCAAATTTATTCGCGATGAACTCAAATATTTTGCCAAAGCCAATATTCAATGCAATGATGTGACCTTGTTCAAAAGCATTGTCTTATATAATGCAGACGAACTTACAATTGATGCGCAATCCGCTTTGCGAAGGTGCATTGAACTTTTTAGCTACAATACGCGATTTTTCATTGTCGTAGAGAACAAACATAAATTGTTGAAACCCATTCTCTCTCGATTTTGCGAAATTTATATTCCGGACAAAACGGAAAATTCCGAAAACCCAGTTTATAAAAGTTTGCACAAAGTGAATCGCGACGTAGTATATGGTTTTACAGATTTGAAGAGAAAATACAGGGCTCAAATTTTAGAACCCATATTTAAAGATTTTGTTTTGACAGAGCAACACACCTATAAATGGTTTATGAATCTTGCGAATCAGTTGTATGAAGAAGGGATATCCAGTTTAGATATAATTGAGTATTTGGAAGAAGTTTTAGACAAAAATAAAATTGTTCAAATCCAATTTTGTTTCAATAAAATCAAGGGCGAATTTAGGTCGGAGAAAATGCTCATGATGTATTTGTTCGACTATATGTTTTTACGTTCGGATTGCAGTTTGAAAAATGTTTCCTTTTTATAAATGGACGATTTTGTTTTATCTAATTTGAATGAGGCGCGCAACGAGTGGTGCAGTCGGTTGGTATCAATATTAACGCCTAGAATTATGGAGGGGATTCGCTCTATTTTCAATGAGTCGTGGAAAGTGAGTGTGGATAATGGAGAAGTTGAAAAATACTTGATGACCTTTCAGAATTTCATTTGCCGAGTTCCCAAATGGAATCCGAATATTGTGGATGAAGAGAAGAAACGAATTGTGGAAAAATCGGGATGCAATTATTTGGAGGATTTAATTACTTGTGTGCATGTGATTCAACTGAAGGTTCTCACATGTGTTCGTGTGGGTACTCGACAGAAGAAAATCGATATTTCGATTCCGAAACTCAACGATTTCTTGCACAAGGCTTACATCAATGTGGCGCGGAAGGTATATAAGAACGCGTATCTGTTTGATAAGAACGCATCGCCTTTAACCCAGCAAAAACACGGGCGTGAGTTTGAAATCATCGTGGAAGAGTGTATTTTGAAAACCATTCGTGACAGTATTCCCACAGAAGCGATTGTGCGTGCATATTTGGATGAATCCGTAGAACAAGAAGAGGAAATTGTGGAGGAAATTATTGATGAGAAAGGGGAGACAAAAGAAGCGGAAGAAGTTGAGATTAAAGAACCCGAACCACCACCGTCGTTTGAATCCGGTGCGATAATTACCAATGTTAGCGATAAACCGGTTGTGAATCGTTTGACATTTGATGATGTGGATAGAGCATTAACGGATGATGGAAAAGTGGAAGAAATAGTTGCACCCAAGACAATTGAACGACTTGAAGAGATAAGTGTGTCGCGAAATTTGCAACGAAAACTGGATGAGGCGGAAGATGATGATGATGACGAGGACAGATTGAAAATTGGTGGGGATTTAGATAGTATGAGTCTTGGATTCACGGATTTGAACCCAGATTCATTCTCGAATGATGTTATTAAGCTGGATTTTGATGAACTATAAAATAAAATAATAATATATATAATTTATGTTGGAAAATTATACATATATTTTACAAAATAAAAACGATTCATTGCTTACATTTTATGAATATGATGATGTGTATAAAACTATTTTATTACGATATCATTATCCAGTGTGTTTAGATGTAACGTTGAATTTAGACGAAACCGAAAAAGATGGAATCAAAATGGATGAATATTCATTTATCAAAAGTAAATTACCTGAAAATATACAAATATATCAGTTACCAAGATTGCTGTATGATTTATTTTTTATCTTATACAATTGTGTTTATTTATATGATACTAAATTTGAAACAAAAAGTTTTAATAATGAAAGCATGCAATACAACGGGTATTGCAATGATGTACAAAAAATTCACAATGATTTATCTGAAAAAATATTTAATTTGAACAATTATATTGTAGAGTTTTTAAAAAATTTAAAAGGTGTCAATTACAAAAATCCAAAATATAAAGATTATAATAAAATTTTGGATAGCATTATAAAAGAATATTATTTTTTTATAAACGAAACTATGGTTAAAAAAAAACTTGAATATTATGATACACAACATAATTTTTTTAATTCATTTGTTACCGATAATTTATTTGACATAAATGATTGTTTGTCTCGCCCAGTGTGTAATTTTAATACCGTTTTTAAAAAATTAAAAATATCATATAAAGATACAATCTTTGTAAAAGAAATATTTTTAAGTATTATCGAATCATTATCTGATGATTTTAAAAAAATTGCAAACGAGCCTGTTAGAAAAAAATATATTGAGAGAACTACAAAAATTACGGAAACAATTAATGACCCAATTAAAGTGCGTAAAATAATATCTGAACATAAAAATGCGTTTGATTCAAATGATTATTTTAAAATCTTTGTGAAAGATTTAAATATTAATTTATTGAAAAACACATTAATCCAAGAAACGATTAACTATGAAAGAAATAAAATTATATTATATCGAGGTGCGCGTGATAGTAAAGAATTCGGTATTGACAGTAATGTTCCTAACCGAGGATATTCGATATCTTATAATTCATCATTACTAAATGGTTTATTAACAGATATAACTGCATGTACATATAAATTTATGACAGATGAAAACATTGTTGGCAATGTCAGTAAAGATATAAAACCCGATAAAACATACAAGCATAAATATATGTTGAATAAATTTTTGTATGGTGATAATAGCGTAGAAGATAACTTATTTTTTATACCTCCATTGCATCCATATTTACAAATGATGTCAAAGGGAGAACTGTGGCATCCTCGTAGTAAAATATATAATGGCAGTAATATTAAAGAAATTTCAACATTCGCTGGGTTATATGACAATATTACAGGTGTAGTAGGTGAGTCTAAACGTTTTCCAGATTATTTATCAAGCAACTATCAAAGAGATGTTTTTGACACCGAATTTAAACGTTTTATTGATAATAATCGTTCAAGGATACATGACGATATTGGCGATGTAACCGAAGATTCTGAAAATGAATATATTGTTTTTTATGATGCAAAAAATTTTGATGCCGGAGGGAAACAAAGTAGAAAAAAAAAAGTAGGAAAAAAAAGAGTAGGAAAAAAAAGAAAAACGGTAAGTAAGTTAAGACGTCGGTTTAAATAAACCATTTTCGGTTTTATATTATTACTGCGGTCAAAAACACACTTTTTCAAAATCATTGATTATATAGAATGGAAGCCATTGTTGCCATAATTTTTGTAACGACCGTTCTCTACATTTTAGCCAAAATGATAGAGATGAAATATGTGGATAAGGAGATGCGCCCTTTGAAGGAACTCATTCGCGACGCTGCCGTTGTTGCTGTTTCTGCTGGTATTTCCACATTTGCTGTGTTTTCGATGAACAAATCGATGAACGGATTTTTTACTGCAATGACCGAGCAAACCAGTTTGCCTGCGGTTGCGCCGGTTTTTACCGATAATCCGGAATTTTAAGGGTGTTTATTTATAATAGATTTTTAAAACCTATTATAAAATTGAAATATTATATTGCAAGTAATAAACCATTATATATTTGGATGAAGTGTTTGGGAAAAGACAGGAACAACAAACAATGTCGAAATTAATATTATTTGTTTTTGCTCCCGCAACTTCGGGAGCAATAAGAAAATATTTAATAAAAAACTTTTTATTTTTTAATTTTTTATTAAATTTTTAAAGGATATGCAACAAATTTATTATTAATGACAACGTTGCCACTGCATAATATGGTGCAAATTTAAGAGCTGTAAGCTACACCGCACATACCGGCCATCACTCTCAAAACGTTGTAAGAGTAAGCATACACTCTGACCTTAGCAGTCGAGGTACCAGCAACGGTTCCGGAGGAGAGCACCAACTGGAGGGTGGCGTTATCGATTCTGGAGAAGTTGCAAGATCCGGAGGGCTGGTGCTCCTCAGGTCTTAGAGCGAAAGAATACACGTTAATACCGGTATCGGGGGCTCTGGTGTGGTGCTGGAAGGGCTGAACAACGTCGAAGTAAGAACCCTCTCTCTCGGAGATGCGGTCCTGGCCGTTAAGCTGGAGCTTAGCGGTGACGACGGGGTTCTCACCCCAGCAGTGGAGGTGGAGGGCAGTCTCAGCAAGAACGAAAGTTCCGGCATCAGACAAGGCAGAGCCACTGGGGGTAGCACCATCGGCGTTGAAAACACCAGTGCTGGTGTGCCAGTCCTGGTTAGCGTTCATCGCACCGCCAGAGACAGCATCGGTGGCACCGGCCATCTGGAAGACACCTCCAGAGATGAAGGCGTTGGCACCAGAGGTCTCAGTGGGGCCTCCGAAGACGTGGATCGAGGGAGGGAGAGCATCGATAGCATCGGTGTAGTTGAAGGGCTGGGCACCGAGGACCTTGAACAAGGTTGAGTTGCCCTCGAGGGAGGCGCAGTAATCAACGTTGGCATCGGGCTGGACGACCCAGATGAGCTCCTTGCAGGGGTGGTTGAAGTTAATCTTGATCTTATTGGAAGAAGATCCGACCGACTCATCACCGGTGTATTGGAGCTGCTCAATGAGGTACTCGTGGGGGTTCTGGGCCATCTTTCTGCGCTCGTCAGTGTCCAAGAAGATGAAATCAACATAGACGGAGGCGGCAACAAGGGACTGCTGGTAGGCAGTGGTGACAGCCAAAGAGGCACCGGTGGTGTTGCCAACGATGTCCTTGACAGCCCACAAGCACTCACCAATGGGTCTGAAGTCGATGTTGATCTTAACCTCGTGGTACTGGAGAGCAACGAGGGGAAGAGCAAGACCGGGGTTTCTGCAGAACCAGAAGAGGAGGGGAATGTACAAGGTGGTCTCAGGGAGAGCCTTTCTGGGGGCGCAAACCTGGCCGGGGCCTCCAGTGGAAGCGCAGGGTCCGTTGATATCGGCGAAGGCAGGGTCAGTCATGTAGGTGAGCTGAGTGGTGTGGCCGATCATCTTGTAGTAACCAGCCTGCTGCTCAGAAGAGAGAGTGAGCTGATTCCAGATGTGCATCCAGTCACCATATTGGCGGTCAATTCTCTGGCCTCCAATCTCAACCTCAACCTGGGCAATGAGCTGCTCACCGGGGTAGTCCAACCAACGGGCATAGACAGGGCCGGTTCCGGAGGTTCCCATGGACTGGTTAATCTCGGGGAGAGTAACCTGGACATAGGTGCGGTAGGCAAGATCTCCATTTCTGGAGATGGTGCAACTAACACGGCGACCGAAGTCGGCCTGGCCGTTGAAAGTCTGCTCGATGGACTCCATCGCGAAGTTGGTGTGGCGTCTGTAAGACACCTTCCAGAAAGTAATCTCGGGGTTTCCAGTAAGGAAAACATCTTGTGCGCCGTAGGCGACTAATTGCATTAAGGCTCCTCCCATTTTTTTATATAATCTAAAAATATAATTTCTCCTAAATCTGAGCGAAAAGATTATAAAAATGATGAGTTTCTCTACATGTAAAGCTAATCTACTGTTTTAATTATAACTTTTCCTTACAATAATATAGATGATACCATATGTGAAATTCGTTATTTGGTGTAGGTATATAGTCTCTATTATTTCACCCCTGGTGCAACATTTAGGGGTGAAAAATACGAGATAAAAGTATAAGATAAATTTAATAAGATGCCAACCATTTGTAAAAAGGACACTTGTCGGAACTTGGCCGTTTATGGATTTTGTTTTGGAAAACCGCTTTTTTGTTCGATGCATAGAGAAAATGGGTCCAAGAATACAAGGACTTTGGAACCAGTGTTACTAACCAAATCTGGAGAGAAAGTTTGTGGAAAATGTTCAAGTAAAACGGTTTTGCCTAGGTACAAAGGTTATTGCACACATTGTTATGTGAAATTATACCCTTTGGATCCGCTTTCTCTCCAGACCATTTATAAATCGAAGGACACCATCATCCAAAAATTCATAGATTCAAAATTTGATGGATTTGTGCATGGCAAAGGATTCAGCCAAATCCAAATCAATGGAATCACGCTTAAAATCATTTTTTCAGAGCAAAACGTTTCTGACGAAAAAACCATAATTATTAAGTTTAACCCCAATAAATATGAGAATGGCAAGAACCCGATGCTATATACAAGATTGCCTGATTTGGAAAAGGAGATTTTGGAAAAAATTATGAATACATGAAAAATGCGTAAAGCGTAAATATATACATATTCATGTTGGCACCAGAATTAATTGACCATATTTTGTCTTTTTGCGAAGGACATGTACGAGCAGATTTGCATGTAAAAAATGTGGGTGTTCCTCTTCGACAAAATATGAAAGGACTGGTTGATAAAATGTTATTGGAACAAACATACACTATTGAACATGATGGGTCTTTCGTGTATTTTGTAAATAAATTGAATTATTACAATACATTTGGGTATGTTAGTAAGATGATTAGTAAAAAGGAAATTTTATACACATGGATTCATGTCAATTGGTTTTGAAATGGTTTTACAATGATGAATTCTCGGCAATGAATTTCTCTAAATAATCTTCCATGAAAACTTCTCTCTTTCCGTCGTGGGATTTTTGGAATATGTATCGACCATCGCGTTTCTTCACATTCCACCCTTTCTCTACACAATTAAAAATAAAAAGCATTTTGTGAAACGCCTTTGCATCAATGTTGGATGTATCTACTTTGGTTCGAATCATTGCGATTTTAAAATATAGTTTCACTTAAATTTCATTGAGAGAACGTAAGTAGGGGAAACCTACGGTTAAGCCGTCGGGCTTCGCCCTTTCCCCTATGACCCCTTCCCTTAATACAGAAACTTTTTAACTGAATTGTCCTTTTAGTATGGGATTATAAGGGAACGACGAGTTCCCTTAAAAGGATTTAAAATCTATTAAATATATTATTTAGGAAATGACAGACCCCCTTTTGAAAGAAGACACCTCTCGCTACGTAATGTTCCCAATCCAAGACGAGGACATCTGGAAAATGTACAAGAAACAGGTAGATTGTTTTTGGCGTGTTGAAGAAATTGATTTATCCAAGGACCTAGGTGACTGGGCAAAGCTTAATGCAGACGAACAATATTTTATCTCGATGGTTCTAGCATTTTTCGCAGCCAGTGACGGAATTGTTATGGAGAATTTGGCGACCCGATTTATGGCCGATGTGCAATTATCTGAAGCTCGTGCTTTTTATGGGTTCCAGATTGCAATGGAAAATATTCATTCCGAGATGTACAGTGTGCTTATCGAAACTTATATTAAAGACAAGGCGCAAAAACACAAGTTGTTCAATGCCATCGAGACGTGCCCTTCCATTGCGAAAAAGGCGGACTGGGCGAGACGGTGGATTGGATACGAGGCAAGCAATGAAACTTTCCCGATGCGACTTGTGGCATTTGCTTGTGTGGAAGGCATCTTCTTCAGCAGTAGTTTCGCAGCGATTTATTGGATAAAGAAGCGCGGTATCATGCCTGGTCTAACTCTTTCCAATGAATTCATTAGTAGAGATGAGGCACTTCATTCCGAATTTGCGGTTCTTATTTATTCGAAGCTCCAGAAGAAATTAGATAAGTCTAAGATTGCAGAGATTGTCAAGGAAGCAGTGGAAATTGAAAAGGAATTTATTACGGAATCGTTGCCGTGCCGTTTAATTGGGATGAATGCAAAACTGATGACCCAGTATATTGAGTTTGTGGGCGACCGTCTCTGTTTGCAATTGGGAATTGATAAGATTTATGGTAGCACCAATCCGTTTGATTTTATGGAACTGATTAGTTTGGAAAGCAAATCCAATTTCTTTGAACGCACAGTATCCGAATATGCGATGGCGAATAAAGTGGTTGCGAATGATGTCTTTTCACTTACGTGTGAATTCTAAGTAGGGAAACCTACGACCCCTCCTTTTTTTATTTATCATTTTGAGCATACATGTTATTCGCTAAAAAAACTTATTAGACAACTGGTTAATAAGTTTTTCCATATTTACTCTAAATATTTTTTAAACAGTTTTTCAAAATTTTTCATCGATTTCTCTCTTTCTCCTAATTCCAAATTGAATTCGGTGATATCCATATTCACCACATTCATATTCTTCATGATTTTATCAACAATAGGTTTTATGGCTTTTGTATGAACACCGTTTGGTGCAGTTGTCCCTGTGCTCGACATTTCTTCTGGGTCTAAACCATCTACATCAAACGATAAATGCAATGGGTCTTTTCCCACGAATTCCTTAATTTTCGCATAGGTTTCTTTTGGGTTCTCGTTGATTTCTCTCGACTTGATGTATTTAATTTTCTTCTCTTTGAGAACCTTCTTCTCTCCATCATCCAAATCACGGATACCTAAGTAGAGAATGTTTTCAAATTTGAGATCCGGGACTGTGTAAAGGAATGGGAACAAATTATAATCATTATCTAAACTGGTTAAGAATGCAAGAGGCATCCCGTGGTAATTTCCACTGGGTGATGTCTTGCGAGTATTGATGTCGGCGTGTGCATCAAACCAGATGACCTTGAGTGATTGTCCGTGTTTTTCCAAGGATGCGCCAACAGTTGCAATGGCCATGGAGTGGTCACCGCCAATATTAATGGTGGGTTTTTTGCATTCCATATTTGTGTTAAATAACTTTTGCAGATTCTCCGAAAGTAATCGTGTTCTTGGTTCTGCTACACTGTTTCTTGTTTTTATAACGGTACCCCGATTGCCGAAAAACTGGAACAAAAACTTGCTGGTTGTATCGAGTCCCAGCTTTTTTTGTCCCATCAAACTTGGAAAATATATACGATGCATTATATATTTTACCTTTTATTTTTTTAAACACTTTTATTCCTCTTTTTTATTTTTAGAAATTTGTGTTTTCAACTTCTCCGTAGGGAAACCTAGGTTAAGCCAGTCGGGCGCTTGCATCCTACGGATGCTATAAGGTGTGTCGCGTATTAAGCCGTAGGCTTCGCCTTAAGCGACGCTCCGGAGGCCCTTTCCCCTACAACCCCTTCCTTTTACTTTTACTAACCTCAGTTTTCAACTTTTCCAAGTAAAGAATCGCGTCCATGTGTTCTTCTTGGGCATGCTGTATCCAATCCAAAACAGATAAATCATCTCTATCCAAAGTGGTTCCATATTTTTGTAGTCCGATGTTAGATCTGCCAATGAAAGCGTCGATAACGCTATTTACAATGGAGTCAGAACAATATGAATTGTTTACAGTCTGTAAAGATTTATCTTCCAAAGGAGGGGTCATAGGGGCGGAAGCGTGCTCTGCACGCAGGACACGTTGTTCCCCTAAGATTTGCGGAACAATTGCAATCTTCTGGTCCTGCGACAAATCGCTATATCCTTCCTTCTGGTACCCCAAATAATGATTGAACATATACCATTGCGACGTTGGCATAATCGTTTTCCACAAAATATCATTTTGATAAACCCAGTGTTGTTTGGTTGAATACAAGTTCTCTACATTGGACTTGAATAAAGTACTAAGTTCCAACATCATTGACCGATTTACCAAATATCCCGCTCCATTACCCGAGGATGAAATCCTCGAAATTAAGTGGTTCGTTGATTCAGATACGACCGCCGCACATGTGGTGAGCATTACCACGTCCCAAACAATATTTAATTCGAAGAATGATTTTATATCTGCATGGATTTTGCTTACATCATCAATAAAAATAAAATCGTCTTCCAATACAAGAACATTTTGCAAATCCATGTCGTAGGCCATTTCCAAGACATTTGCGTGGCTGAGCAAACAACCTGAATTGGGACAACCATTATAAGAGGATGCAGGAAACCGGATGATTTTGTTATCGGGGAAACCAATGCGCTCAAATTCTTGCAAAAGAGCCGACCTCCGGTCGGCCCTGGCGTCCATATTGATATAGATGATTTTATCGATTTTATCCATTACTAAGTAATTATTACTAATGGATTGTTTTTATGTAGTAATGTACATGCTTTATTTTTTGGATTTATATTTCTTGGATTTATTTTTCTTGGTTTTTTTTAATCCAAGTCCAAAAACATTATCTTTTTTAGAGGATTCCAAAGAAAAAAATTCGGGTTCATCATTATCTATACCTTTAAAATCATGTAGGTCATCCGAATTTTGTTCTCTTGATTTATGTTCTCCATCACTTTTAACAGATGATACTTTCTCTTTTCTAATAAATTTGCGTGTGCGTGCAGTTGTCACATTTTGTTTTATTTTTTTTATAAACAAATCGTATTTTTTATCATCTGGCTCGCCTTTAATGGTATGTCCAGCAAATGAAAAACTTATTAAAGAAGATGGTGACAGTTTTGTTAAATATATACTTAAAAAATCAGAAACCCTTATTTTACTTATTTTTACCTTATAATTATTGTCAATTTTATAAAAATATAAATGCAAATTTTTGTAAATTATGTCATTTTCTTCTTTTGAGAAATTAATTATTTTATCCACTAAACCATTAATAAGCTCCTTACGTTCAAATATTTGATAACCTGCCAACAAAGATTTTATAAAATCTTTGTTTGAAAAATTACTTTGTATCATGCTTTTAAATGAACTTTTGTATATTTTATATTTTTTTATTACTAATTCTAGTAGATATATAATGCGTGCAATATGATTAATTGACTTGTGATACAAGCTTTGTATATCGTGTTTAAAAATTGCTTGACGATGTTCATACGCTCTAAAATTGTCATTAAGCAAAGTATCCAATGCATCTATATTATAATCAATATCACAATTAACTTTATTACGTTGTAAATATTCGCAATGACCTGTTACTTTTCTACGTACCGATGATAAATTTTCATAATGTATAATATCTGGAATATATTTTTTATTCTCATATGTGCTTGTATTCGAAAAATTCATAAATATTAATTCAATCAAATGATCTAGAATAACTACGTTGCTATCTGAAATTTTAATGACAAATTGAATTTTAAACAAATTCATTTTAGGAGCATAAAATGATACAAGGTGACAATGACTATTTGGAATAATAACATCCTTAAAACATAAATCCGAAACCCTTGACTCAATAGGAATCTCAGAATATTCGGCAATATCAAAGGGAATACTATTTGGAAATAATGCAGATAAATCATGCATATTCAATTGTTCTAAAAATTGATTAAAACACCAATCAATGGTTGTTGATAAATATGTATGCATTTTTCCGTTTGATTCTAATAATGGAAGATGAACATCATATATTTTTTTATTATTGGAGATTTCATCATTATAAAGCATTGGAATATATATCCTAATGTCTACATCACCAGTTGGATCCATAAAATCTCTTAAATTTACAAGTGAATAATTTGTTTTATTTAGTATTTCGTAAGAAGCACCACCAAAAATTTGATATGATAGACGACTCTCTGGTTTAGTATGCATGCGTTTTACATCTAAAGAAGAATATATATTATCGTCTTCTTGGTCTTTTAAATATAAATATTCATATTCACATTCATTGTCAAATTCATATTCTTCCCAGCGTATATTTTTAATAGTTGAAATAAGAACAGAAAGACCATTGTATATATTTTTGCACCACACTATACGTTCTTCCGATGTCGTATATTTGAAATTATAATTATGCAATTTAATATTTCTAAATGCCATTATACAATAATAATATAAAATAAAATTGATTTATACGTACTTTATTTATATTTCTTGGATTTATTTTTCTTGGTTTTTTTTAATCCAAGTCCAAAAACATTATCTTTTTTAGAGGATTCCGAAGAAAAAAATTCGGATTTATCGCTATTTATACCTTTAAAATCATGTAGATCATCCGAATTTTGTTCTCTTGATTTATGTTCTCCATCACTTTTAACAGATGATACTTTCTCTTTTCTAATAAATTTGCGTGTGCGTGCAGTTATCTCATTTTGTTTTATTTTTTTTATAAACAAATCGTATTTTTTATCATCTGGCTCGCCTTTAATCATATGTCCAAGAAATATATAACTTATAAAAGAAGAAGGTGATGACAGTTTTCTTAAATATATACTTATAAAATCAGAAACCCTTATTTTACTTATTTTTACCTTATAATTATTGTCAATTTTATAAAAATATAAATGCAAATTTTTGTAAAGTATATCATTTTCTTCTTTTGAGAACGTATTTTTCATTTTTTCATTATACTTTATTTCAAAACCTACAAATAAAGATTTTATAGTATATGGCTCTTTAAATTTTTCCATTATTGTGATTTTAAATGAATTTTTGTATATTTTATATTTTTTTATTACTAATTCTAGTAGATATATCATGCGTCCAATATGATTAAATCCCTTGTGATATGATTTTTGTTCTTTTATTTTAAAAAACGCTTGACGATGTACATACGCTCTAAAATTGTCTTCAAACAAAGTATGCAAATCATCTATATTATAATCAATATCACAATTAACTTTATTACGTTGTAAATATTCGCAATAACTTAAATATTTCGGGGGTCCATTCGTATTTTTAAAATGTAAAAATTTTTCAATGTATTTTTTGTCTTTATAAGTTTTTATATTCACAAATGCTTCAAATACTAATTCAATCAAATGATCTATTTTAACTATGTTGCTATCTGAAATTTTAATGACAAGTTGAATTTTAAAGAAATTTGTGTTAGGAGCATAAAATGATACAAGGTGACAATGACTATTTGGAATAATAACATCCTTAAAACATAAATCCGAAACCCTTGACTCAATAGGAATCTCAGAATATTCGGCAATATCAAAGGGAATAGTATTTGGAAATA